TCTGCCATCTTACTTCTCTCGTATACAATAACTCAATAAATTGATTTATAAATCAATTTATTGAAAATATTCCTAAATAGTTCTTTTTTACTTGTTTTAAGGTTGTCTCATTTTATAAGTCGCTACGCTTATAGGTCGTTTCACTTTAACGAGCAGATATGGCAGGTGCGGCACCCGCACAATTGGCGGGGCCATATCCTACCTCCAAGGGCACACGAGCATAGTCCGGCTCGTATGTACTCTGGTTCCACGGACCAACATCCTGCTTGGGGATGATGGGGTCACTTCTCAGCTGAAGATTGGCGTTCTTCATCGACTGTCCAATTGTGTCTAAACCAATATGATATCCAGCCTGGAGCATATCACCGTTCAAAATGTTGCCCTGGGACATGTTAACAGGGTTCAACGCAGCCCACTGGCTGTTCTGGTCAACGGGCAACAGCTCGTTGGGGTTGGCAATGGTGCCAAGGGCCTGGGCAGCACCGACAGCAACCTCGGGTGTCTTGTCAGCGGCAGGAGCACCGGCACTCGCATCAGTACCAGTTTCCATAGCATCAACACTTGTAAACTTGTCACCAGAATATTGCGTAAGGAGCCAAATTGTAATTAAAGCAAACAAGATAATCATAACTTTATTAATGGTGAAAAAGCCTTGTGTCCCGTTGCTAACATTTTTTAATATTTCCGTAAGCATTGCTGATATATATTACGGATTGATAAATTATTTCACGGTTGTAATGTCCTGGGCCCCGCATAAATCTATTCATCATTGTCATCGTCCAAATCATCTAAATCATCCAAATCACTTTCTTCATCGCTATCATTTAAATCGTTCAACATGTACAGATTTTTGATTCGCCGGGCTTCCATGAAAGATGTTAATGCCATGGCTTTTGCCCCCTTGGCCTTTTGTAATGCCTCTCTGTACATTTCATAATACACTTCTTTTTTGTCCCTCAATTGAAAAGTGTCGGCCTGGTCGATTTGGTCGACATTCAGGTCGACTTCTAAAATATCATCGGACCCAGATAATCCTAAATAATCTTCGCCATTATCTGGTAGGGGTTCGGAAGATTGTATTAAGTTGGTAGTCAATGGAGTATATATGACAATACGAGAATCGTCGTTTTTTGCTAAATATTCCAAGTCGTTTTTTGAGGGGTCTTTATCCAAAGGTGGGTCTTCGGTCAAAGGTGGGTCTTTATCCATAAGTGGGTCTTTATCCATAAGTGGGTCTACGGCCAAAGGCAATTCGTTAACCAAAGGTGGGTCAACGGCCAAAGGCAATTCGTTAACCAAAGGTGGTTCTAAAACTAGTTCATGTTTTTGGTCAGTGACAAGAGAGGTTGTTATTAATAAACTAGCAGTATCATCAGAACGATTATTATTCACAAGCGTACTTGAAGTTGTTTTAACATCATTGGTGCTATTACCACCATTAATAGTAGACCCTTGCCGCCCTTTCAAAATGATACAGCTGTCAAACAAATCACTCGGTTTCATCACCATCAACTGTTTCATCTCAATATCAATACAAAAACTCTTGCTAGTACATCGGACACCCTGTATTTCTAAAATAGCAATGAGAGGCGTCTTATCATTGATTTGCGATACCTCTACTACCATTTCATCTTCATCATAAATCTTGAGCGGTTTCGCATCAGGTCGCGAGTTAATTCCAACGCGCACACAATATTGCTTCCCCGAACGAAACAGTTTCACCATTGGGCTAAAGCATCCCTCAATATCATCTTCGCTCATTTCGGTATCAAACCACTTCCCTCGATTGTCGTAGATTTTGCGGCGAATAGTGGACTCGAACACCTCCATCCACTGAATGATTTCTTCGTTGTCATTTGTGAAAACTAGGTCGGTATACATTTTGCGTCCGGAGCCGATTATGCCGGTTTTGGTAAAACATTTAGGCGTTTGAATATACAAGGGGGTTCTGTTTACGAATATTTTGCTAAAATGGGCGCCGCCGGCAATAGAGGCGGGTGTGGTGAGTGATATGTTGTCAAATTGGAAAGAGGGAGTGGGGTCGTGGATTTCTGGTGTGGATGACATAGATATAGTGGACGCATAAAAAAGGAGAGGGGAACAACCGCGAAGGCATCCTAAGGATGCCGACCTAAGCCCCCTTCGGGGGCTTCGCGTAAGCCTTAGTGAATCCATTTGTTCGAATTATAATAATGAAATCAATTAAACAAACTATTGTCGATTTGTTTCATAATGAAAGTATTCGTACGGAAATCAAAGAAATACTCAAACCGTTTGGAATAATCATTTACAACGAAGTTTATTTTTATCTATTGATGATTCTGGTATATTTCGGAGTCGTGTTTTTGGCAATTTTAGGCGGATTGTATTATTTATTGAATATCCACAGGCAATTGAACAAGCTAACTGAAAAAATATATGCGGAGAATATATAATAATGGAACCATCAACACCAGTAGCACCAACAACAACACCAGTAGTAGCAGAAACACAACCAGGAGCACCACCAGTAGTAGACGCAAATATGGAGAGCAAGACGGGCGGTGCCCTTGCTTTCTCTGAGCTCAAGGGAGGGCAGAACCAGGAATACCAGCACCAACAAGAGGAGGAGGAAAGAAAGGCCCAGCACAATAATGAACCAACCATAGGTGGCCAAAGACGCAGACAGAATTCTAAGAAGAAGTCTCAGCACAAGAAGAAGCACGGAGGCTCAAAGAAGCATCACAACAACTCAAAGAGAAGAGGCCACAACAATTCCAAGAGAAGAAGTCACAATTCCAAGAGACACCAGAATGGCGGCAAGTGAATGCATTCAATCCAATAAACAATATAAATATTTAGACTCAGTATAAATAATTATGGCAGGACCCGACCCAGCATTTAGTGATATGATTCGTAAGTGGACCGCGGCAGATACACAAATCCGCAGCCTCAATAACCAGTTGCGCGATTTGCGGTTGTCACGCGATACACTTACGACCAATGTATGTGATTATATGAAATCCAATGGTCTGGATAAACGGAAGATTGAGACGTCTGATAGCGTGTTGTCATATTACGAGAAAACTGAGTCATCCTCTCTGAGTTATAGTTATTTAGAGAAAAAGCTGGCGGAAATTATTCCTGAAAAGGAACAAGTTGAATATATTATCAAATATCTGAAAGACAATCGCGAGACTAAAAAAGTGCCCGATTTGCGCAGAGTGTATAGGAATGACGCGGAGCCGGCCTAAAGGTACTGACTCAAAGGTATCGATCTAAAGGTACCGAGTTAAAGGTACCGACTCAAAGGTACCTACTCAAAGGTACCTACTCAAAGGTACCGACTCAAAGGTACCGACTCAAAGGTACCGACTCAAAGGTACCGACTCAAAGGTACCGACTCAAAGGTACCGAGTTAAAGGTATCGACTCAAAGGTACCGACTCAAAGGTAACAGTATATAGGTAAAAATAAATTAGTGTTTATTTTTACATAGCTATTATATAATGACGAATCTAGTGGATTACATGGAATTGGCACCAGAAAACATTGATGGTGGCGCCGGCATAAATACAAAATTAATATTTGGAGAAAATAGCCAGATTGGAGGTGGACCAAGCCTAAACGTAGGTGGACCAAGCGCAAGCGCAAGTGCAAGCGCAAACGATCTGTACATTCCATTCGGCCTCTATTGTAAAAAACCGGTTCAAACTCATATGCCCAAACAAACCTATTCTAAAAACTGGCTCGATGAATCCATGTTTGCCAAATTGTTTGACGCGGTTTCGGTGGGTGGTGAAAATAAAACACATCGCGCGCCATCAAAGACCGCAAACAAGACAAAACGCCGCGAGTAAATTGGTTATTCCGATTTTGTTTTTATCAGGTTATCCTTACTCTTCGCCAATGGATATTGTAAAATAACTTAAACGAATTTGACAATATTTACCATAGCAACATGACTACTTCTACTACCACTAAATCGAAAACCACCCGAAAGCCCGCCATTCAAATCCAAGTCGTCGAGGAACCGCCCGATGATGATACTAAAAAGAAGGGTCGCAAACCCCGTGGTGGTAAATTGGTTGTCAAACCAGTCGCTATCGTTGACGAACCTACTCAACTCGAAAATATCATATTGCATTTGAAATGCTCGTCCAAGGATTTGACCGAATACAACACCAAAGTCAGCAAGATGGCATCGGAGGTGTTGTCGTATAATCCCGATTTGCCTCCCGCCATAATGACATACAATGGAATGGATTCTAAGGGGCACTATTTCACCTACAATGATACGAAATCATCCAATGCGACGGCATATGAGCCAAACGCGGTGCTCTGTCCAAAATGTAAATCTCAGGAACCGGAATCCGAGAAGACCGACGAAGATGATAGCACGGTGAAAGACATCAATGCCAAGTTGAAGAAGCTGAAAATCGCGCTTTACAAGAACAATATTAGTGACAAGAAGTCGGCGTGTTTTTGGTGTACATTTGATTATGATAGCCCGACGTGTTATATTCCGAAACATGAATCGGAGGCGGGACTTGTGGTGTACGGGTCGTTTTGCCGTCCAGAGTGCGCGGCGGCTTTTTTACTCAAGGAAAAGTTGGACGATTCCATCAAGTTTGAGAGGTATCATTTGCTAAATCAGGTGTATGGCAAGATTTATGAGTACAAGAAAAACATCAAACCCGCGCCGAATCCGTATTTTTTGCTGGACAAGTATTATGGGACGTTGACTATTAATGAATATAGGAAGTTGTTGAAGACGGAACATATGCTGATGACGATTGAAAAACCGATGACGCGATCGTTGCCGGAATTGTATGAAGAGACGGATGAGATGATACTCAATGTGGGGAGTAGCAAGACGTCGAATATTGGGTCGTTTAAAGTGAAGAGGCAGAGTGAGAAGGTCTCGGGACCGAGCAAGGCGGATATTATGATGTCGACCTTCGGACTAGCAAATTAGCGGAGCTAAGTTTGCTAAACCACTAGCAAATTAGTTTTGCTTATATTTGCTTCGCTTAACAAATAACAAATTACACAAAATAATTCGTTATTTACACATCCGGATAAAAATGACTGGTGATTATTCGAATCATCGCTTGTTTCCCTGAACTATAGACATCACTCTCCGAGAATGATATTATATTGACATTTCCAATAGTATCGGTTCCCCACATAATATTGGAATCGTTGTCAAAAGGGCACATATCAAGCACGCAAATTGTGCGACACTGGCTTTTGCCAAGGAGTTCAAGCAATTGATTGGAATCAATGATTTCATAGTCGGACCCCATGATTTGTTTTGTTAGCTTATCATATTGGCTATATACTGGGGCAAACTCGTAGTAGTATGTTGGTGGTGGTATTTCTACAGCTGTGATATTAATTGCATTTGGTTCTATCACATTTGTCTCTGTTTGTATCACGTTTGACTCTGTTTGTATCACGTTTGACTCTGTTTGTATCACGTTTGACTCTGTTTGTATCACGTTTGTCTCTGTTTGTATCACGTTTGTCTCTGTTTGTATCACGTTTGTATCTAAGCTCGTATTAGTATCAGACGGAAGTATTTCGATACTAATATTGTCTGCGGGTTCACTCACATTATCTGTAGGGGTCGGTTCAGGAACAATAGAGGGGTCGTATGAAACAATTGGATCTGGTTCAGGTATTACAATCTCAGGTATTACAATTTCAGGAAGTAATAATTCTGGGTACTTTATCCGTTTCAAAATGCGAATCCCACTTCCATACCCGGTATAATACACATAGATTTCCTCTAAACTGGTGCTTTCATCGACTAATGCTTGGATAGCTGAAATAATCTGGTCTTTTGTTAAAGGCACCCATTCATCGGTTAAATATGTTATGTTTTCTTCTAAAATACCATAGTCGGCAATAAAAACCCCGCGGGCATTTACGGCAATATTGATGCGACCAGAGAGGGCAATAGATGATTCGATGCCATAAT